TTCGTCGTCGTTCTTGTTGACGGCCAGGTACAGCGCGCGGGTCGTGCCGCGCAGGTGCATGTAGACCTGCATCTGCGCCATGTGGACGGGCTTGTGGCCGGCGACGCCCAGCCGCTTGAGCGCGGTGAAGGACTTGTGATTGTGCGTCTTGGCCTCGAGGACGTGGTCGGTCTTGGGCGCCTCGGGCACGCCGTAGGCGACGCCGTCCATGTGCCCGCCGCCGTGGCCCCATGCGAACGTCACGGCCAGTTGGCCGCCGGTCTGCGGGTCACGGTCCAGCACGTCGATCCCGGCCCGCCGAAGGTCGGCGATCAGCCGGCCCTCCTCGACGTGGCCAGTGTTGAACAGGCGCAGCTTGCGGCCGTCGAACACCTCCGGCTCGTGCGCCCAGCGGAACGAGTACCAGAGCTTGCGCTCGCACTCGTCGCCCAGCACGGAGGCGCCGATGTAGGTCCGGCGGCTGCGGTCCTGCTCACGTTCCCACCCCGACCAGATGGCCGACGTGGTGAGCGGGACAATCTCGGGGAGATCAGCCACGAGCGCCCTCCTCAATGTCGCGCGCGGCCACCAGCAGGCGGGCTTGGGCGCTGTGAATGTCGGACACGGTCACGCCGCGCAGCGGGGGCGGGGGCTCCATGTCGCGGTCGACGGCGGCGGCCAGCTTCTTGAGCATGTCGTCCAGCCAGAGCGACCGGCGGCGCAGGTGGAACGGGCCGTCCGCGTGGACCTTGGCCTCCTCGATCCAGCGATCGACGGCGGCGTTCATGGCCGGGAGATCGGAGACGGGCTCACCCATGGGCCACCCGCTTGACAGCGACGGCCAGCATGCGGTCGACGGCGGCCAGGGCGGCGACACCGGCCGGGCGGTTGCCACGCCGGAACGCGGCCTCGGCTTCTTCGATGCCGCTGATCAGGTCTTCGCAGAAGCCTAGATCAGCGGCTTGGCCGTCGTAGTGAGTCTCGTTGGCTGGTTGGTTGCCAGACAAGGCGGTAGCGTTCATCGTCACGGTCCTCGTGCGATGCTCTTGACAGAGCGTTGGATGGGAGCCCCGGCGGGCGAGGCCGTTGGAAGTCAGGCCCGCCGGGGAAGCAGGGCTAGCGGCTGCCCCAGGGTCGGGCCGTCGCAGCAGCGCCGGGGCCGCCAGCCGACGCGGCGACATGCGCGAACACGCCTCCGAACCCGGCCTGCTCGAAGGGCTTGAACGCCTTGACGGTGTTCTTGTCCTCGTAGCCGTCCTTGCCCTTCTCGACGCCGACGCGGATCATCAGCGGCTTGCCGTGCGCCTGCTCGGTGTTGGCCATGGACGGCAGGCCGAGCGCCCGGCACAGGTCGGCGAGCTCGCGTTGACCGATGGCCTGCGCTTCGGCCGACTTGTTCTGGACGTTCATGCGCTTCCAGATGCGCCGGCGCTCGTACTGGCCGGACATGATCTCGAAGGTGAACGAGACGATGGTGCCGGTCCCGTCCTTGGTCGGCGAGACGTCGGACTCGATGGCCTGCGCCGGCTGCCAGCCGTTCGGAATCAGGTCGAAGTCGCGATCGCTCGGCGGCGCCGAAGCGGGGTCGAAGTTGGTTCCAAGGTCAGCCATCAGGCCGCCTCCTCTTTCTTGGCCGGGGCGGTCTCGCCGGCGGCCGGTTGCGGGAAGTAGGGGGCCAGGGCGGCGAAGCCCTTGCCCGGTTGGAACAACAGCTTGTCGGGCATGTTGTAGCGGTTGCCGGCCGTGTAGGCGGGCGAGCCCTCGCAGTAGATCCAGCGCGAGGCGCCGGTGCCGATGGCGCGCTCGCCGCCAAAGCTGGTCTTCTCCTTGAGGAGCGAGACGTCCTGCTTGACCAGCAGGATGGCGTCGACCTCGCGCTGCATCAGCGCCCGGACGTTCTTGTGCAGGTCGATGTCATAGCGGCTGTAGGACTGCGTCTGCGGATCGTCGAACCGCTCGATGCTGGCGTGAGCGATCAGGACCACGGCCATGCCGCGCTGGCTGCGCAGCATGTTGATCGCGGTCAGGAACTCCTGCCAGATGGCGTCGGCGGCGACGTAGCCCTTGCCGTAACCTGGCTGCTCGATGTTCTTCCAGCCGTTGCGCTTGCACGCCTCGGCGATGATCAGCTTTTCGAGCTCCGACAGACTGTCGACCACGAGCGTCGCGAAGGCGTGCGTCTCGTTGAACAGCGAGATCAGCGCCTCGTCGACTTCCGCGTAGGTTTGCAGGTGGCCGAACGAGTCGAGCTCGAGGCCGCCGCTTTCCCCCTGCTCGGTTTGCAGGAACACGGGCGCCGGGAACTCGGACGCCAGGGTTGTCTTCCCCATCTTCGGGGGTCCGTAGATCAGGACGCGAGGCGGCTGATCCACCTTCACTTTCCTGAGACTTGCAATCGAAATGGCCACGTCAGCCTTCCCCTTCGTTCGGCGCGTCAAGGAACCAGCCGCCGCTCGCGCCGTCAGCGTGCAGCCGGTATTTCACGGAGAAGTCGCAGGCCCGCATGATGGCGAGGCGGACGATGTTCTCGGGTGTTTTCGGGGCCCAGGCTGTGCAGAAGGCCAGAACCTTGGAGTCGTCCTCGATCACGCCGATCTTCACGATCAGGTCGAACAGCGCCTTGACGCGGTTATCCAGATCGGAGCCGACGCCCTGACGATCGACGCACAGGACGATCACGACAGCGCCGCGCACGACTCCGGGCTTTTGCAGCCGGACCGCGTTGCGGGCGTTGGCGAACCACGCGCTGTAGTCCTTGGTCTTCACCCGCCCGCGCCCCGGCAGGTTCCGGTAGAGCGAATTGACGGACGGCGGCACGGGCACATGCAGCGCCTGGAAGTCGGTTTCCCGCTTGCCTGCCGTCCTCTGAGCCGCCCCCCGGACCATGTGATCAGTCCGCCGTCAGCAGTTCGCGCGGCGTCACAAGGCCGCCGGACCACTTCTCGATGTGGCAGGCCAGCCGCAGGGACGGCTCGCGCAGGCCGCGGCGAATCGTCGAGACATACGGCCGGTCAATGCCAAGCTCGGCAGCCGCCGCCTTGTCCTTGATGCCCTTGTCGGTCATGTATTGTTGAAGCTTCATCGCCGCCCCTTGGATGTGTCTGATGGTCAGAGTGACCATGTGCCACATTCGCGTCAAGGGGGTATCTTGTGGCAACCGGTCACACACTGGGGCGTTATGTCGTGGTAGGCTCTCGAGGAGGGACCTGACCATGACCAACAGGCTGAAGCCGGAGCGCCCGCGACACTTCATCAGGGAGTGGCGCAAGCACCGCGGGTTGACCCAAGAGCAATTCAGCGAGCGCATCGGGCTCGAGCGATCGTACATTTCCATGATCGAGACGGGCCGCCGGCGGTACGATCAGCCGTTCCTCGAGCGCGCGGCAGAGGAGTTGCGCTGCTCGCCGGCTGACCTGATCATGCGGAACCCGGCGGACCCTGACGGACTATGGTCGATCTACGACGGCCTGACGGCGCCGCAACGCAAGCAGGCCGTCCAACTGCTGCGCGTCCTGATCGGCGGCAAGGCGGCGGGCGAATGACCCCGTTTCAGCGCCGCATGTGGATCTACCGCGGGATCGCCCTGCTTCTGCTGCTCATGATTCTTGCCCCCATGGCCTGGCTGTAGGCAAAAGCACGTTGTGACACGGCGTGACGCTTCGCTCTTGACATAGTGTGACGGTATGTCACCTTTGCCGCCTCTTGGGAGGACGGCATGGCGCTCGCGTCGACGCACCACAGCAACCAGACAGAGGCAGCTTAATGCCCAGCCCGTCAGAGAGAGCCATGATCGGCGTCGGCTGGTTTTTCAGCGCGTCCCACCGCGACCCGGTGCGCCGGGAGGTTCACGGCCACAGCTATGAGGTGGTGTGCTGGTTCGATGCGGACGGGCGCGACGCCGTGGTCCTGCAAGAGAAGCTCCGCGTCATCCTGACCGCGTGGGACCACACCACGCTGCCCGACGACCTGTCGCGCGCCGAGGATTTGGCCGCCGCGATCATGCACGTCATGGACTGCGAGGGCGTCCACATTTCCCGGCCCGTCGAGCGGCTTTACGCGAAGGTGGGGCGATGCGGATGATCCACTATCACGGCGGGCCAGTTACGCCGCTCACGGCGCTCTACAGCCTCGCCGGGCGATGCTTCTGCGTCAGTCATGCACACCCTGAACAGGTCCGCCAGATGCATGAGATCGGGCAGTCGGTCATGCTCGACAATGGGGCCTTCAGTGCTTGGAAGGTGGGCAAGCCGACCGACTGGCCAGCCTACTACGCATGGGCCGAACGGTGGCTTGAATACCCGACGACCTGGGCCGTTATCCCCGACGTGATCGACGCGGGATCGCAGGAGCAGGACGCACTCATCCGCGAATGGCCGCACGGCCACAAGGGCGCCCCGGTCTGGCATATGGACGAACCTATCGAGCGGGCGCTTCGCCTTGCCGATGAGTGGCCCCGCATCTGCATCGGCTCGACGGCTGAGTATGCGACCATCCTCGCCCCTGCCTGGGTGGCCCGGATGGATCAGCTCTGGAACGAGCTGGCCAAGCGTCACCGCTGGACGCCGACCGTCCACATGCTGCGCGGGATGCAGCTTGCCGGGCGGGAGTGGCCGTTCGCGAGCGTGGACAGCACCGACGTCGCCCGCAACCACAACCGCCCGCAGAACACGGCCCGCGCGATGGCTGACCGTTGGGACGCCGCGCAATGCCCGCCGCGATGGGTTGGCCGCCCGGTGCAGGTCGATCTCTATGAGGAAGCCGCCGCATGACCGAACACCGCGCCACAGAGGCCGAGAGAGGCCAGCAGGGGGAGTTGTTCGCATGAGCAAGGAACACATCATGACAGAGACAGAGACAGAGAAGCTGAAGCCGTGTCCGTTCTGCGGAGGCGAGGCGACCCTAAACGATTACCGCGATGCTCCGGCTGGCGCGTGGGTCTTGGTTCACCGGGCGAAGGATTGTTTCCTCGCTCCGGCGGTTCAGAATTTTGCGGCATTAGGTAGCAAACACACCAAGCTGCCTTTGCCTCTGAACAAGGAGTTCAGTTGTGCATAGTGACAACCCCGAATTGCGCACCTACGCTGCGGCCATGGAGCGGGGGCAACCATTCATCCGGCTGAAGCTGGATATCGACCAGCCGATTGAGCTTGGCGACTTCGTGACGTCGCTCACGTCAATTGGCGCCGAGTATGACCGGTTTGTCCGCGAGCGGCATCCGGACCTGGCGCCAGACGCGACCCTCTACGTCAAAGAGGTAAGCCACGGCTCTTTCATCGCCGATCTGATTCCGTGGGCGATTGTCGGGTGGACTACGATGACCTCGCAAATGGGGTCGATCATGGTCGCCGAGGACTTCGTCCGGCGGTACGGTGAGCGCCTGTCCACCTATCTGAAACCGGGCGGGCGCGTGCCTGACGCGAGCCGTTCCGTGCTGAAGGATTGGTCGGAGCAAATGGCTGCGGTGGCCAACAATCCCGGCAGCAAGCTTGAATTGGCCGTTCTGGAGGCGTCAGGTCCTGACTTCGCGGTGAAGACGGCTTTCAAGTTCACGACGTCCGAGGCTCAAGAGATACGAACCCGCGTCGAGGAGCATCGCCGGGAGATCGAACACAAGAGCGGGGTCGATCACTCCCGCGTCACGATGACCTTCACCCGCTCCGATATCCGTTCAAGCGCGGTCGGAAAGCGAAGCGGCGAGCTGGTGCAGATCGACAGTCTGTCGCCCCGTAGCCTAGCCGTCATCTACGCCTCTGCGATTGCCGAGGAGCAGATCAAGCACGAGATCGCGGAAGCTGAAGACAACGTCTTCAAGAAGGGCTTCGTGGTCGATGTGAACGTCGAGATGCGCAACGGGAACCCCATCGCGTACCGGATTACCTCGCTGCATCAGGTCTTCGACCTGCCAGATGACGACGACTAATCGTCTAGGCGGATCGTCTGACAGCCCATCGCTGCTAGAGCCTGGACGAAGAACGCGGCGGTGAAGCCTCCCCGGCTGATCTTATTCCGCAGGTTCACTTCCGTCTCTGTCACGCCTACCGCCGCTAGCTTCTCCACAAGCCCTTTGTAGGTGATCTGGCGGCGGCTCATTTCCGCTCGCAGCAGGCCCTTCACATAGGCCGTCCAATCCCGATCCATGGGCCGTCTCCGGTTGCGTTTCGATTGTCATCGTATTCGATACGTTTGCCATTGACAACGATACACAATGCCATCATATCCGTTACCAACGTAACGTATGTGATGACAAATGGCCCAACACTTCCTCCTCTCCGCCGCCGCCCGCACCCTCTCGCTGGTCAAGGTGATGCGCATGTCCGACGCGGAAGCCTTCGACGCCTTCAAGGCGATCCGCTGGGCTGACAACGGCGGCGAGCCGGTCTGCCATCGCTGCGGCTGCGTCGAGGTTTACACCTACGCCGCTCGCCAGATCTTCAAGTGCAAGGGCTGCGGCTCGCAGTTCAGCGTCACGACGGGTTCGATCTTCGCTTCCCGCAAGATGGCCATGCGCGACATTCTCGCCGCCATCGCCATCTTCACGAACGGCGCGAAGGGCTACAGCGCGCTCCAACTGAGCCGCGACCTGGACTGCCAGTACAAGACCGCCTTCGTCCTCGCTCACAAGCTCCGCGAGGCCCTGAGCGCCACGCTGGGCGGCGAGAAACTGACGGGTGAAGTCGAGGTCGATGGCGCCTACTTCGGCGGCTACGTGAAGCCTGCCAACCAGAAGGCCAACCGCCGCGACCTGCGCAAGGCGGCTCACCAGACCGGCAAGCGTCAGGTGGTCGTCATCATGCGCGAGCGCGATGGCCAGTCGCTTCCGGTTGTCACGAAGTCAGAAGCCGAAGGCGTCGCTCACATCGTCGCCAACGTGGCCGAGGGCGCGACCATCCACGCCGATGAAGCGTCGGTCTACGACGTCCTGCACGCCAAGTTCCTGACGAAGCGCATCAACCACTCGGAAGCGTACAGCCACGACGGCGCCTGCACGAACATGGCGGAAAGCTTCTTCTCCCGCCTGCGTCGCGCGGAGATCGGTACGCATCACCACATCGCGGGTCGCTACCTGGGCGCCTACGCGAGCGAGATGGCTTGGCGCGAGGACATGCGCCGGGTGTCCAATGGCGAACAGTTCCTAGCTATCGCGGGGGCCGCTCTGGATCACCCGGTGTCGCGTCAGTGGAAGGGGTACTGGCAGCGCCGGGCAAGCTGAAGTTGTTTTGCGCGCCAGCGCGGGAATGGGGCATTTTGTGTCTCGCTCTGGCAAAATTTTGCGGGATGTGATAGCCGGGCCTCGGTGTCGAGGCCCGGCGGACGCAAATCAGGGCTAGCCCCTTTTTTGTGGAACAATTAACCCTCTCGGCCTATTGACACCCTCAGGCGCTTCGCTAAATGCTGCGCCCATATCCGCTACGCCCGTAGGCGGGCATACATCCAAAGCCCCCCGGCGTTCTTCGCCGGGGGGCTTTCATTTCCAAGCACCGCACAGCCATTTTGATTGATGGCGGACACCTCAGAGAACGAGCCCGCAAGGCGGGACTCTGGTACTCTAACGATCTGATTGAGCAGGTCTCCCACGCTTGCGTGCGTGAGGACGAGGCGCTTCTCCGCGTCCTCTATTACGACTGCGCCCCGTTCGAGGGTGTTGTTAAGCTGCCGGTCTCAGGGAGCGACCACGAGTTCAAGGGCAACGACGCCTGGATGAACCAGCTCGCCACGCGCGAGTTTTTTGCCGTTAGGCGGGGCGTTCTGAAGTTTCGCGGCTTCAAGCCGCGAAATATCCCGATGCAGACTCGTGCACTAACCGATGCGGATTTCGCTCCGGACTTTGAGCAAAAGGGCGTCGATATGCGGATCGGGCTGGATATGGCCTCGTTCTCGCAACTGCGGTCTGTCGACCGGATCACGCTGATTACAGGCGACACAGACTGCGTTCCGGCCATGAAGCACGCCCGCAAAGCGGGCCTTCAGGTCACGATTGTGAAGTTTCCGGAGCTCACGCCTCCGGCCGAGCTCCGGTGGCACTCGGACCATGTTCTGGAGGCCCCGTGGCCAAAGGGTCTGACAACTATCGCCGAACACAAGGCCGCTGTCGCGCAACGAGCGGCAGATGCCGCCGCGAAAAAGGCGTGACACGGCACCGTAGACAATGCCGGCCGCCTGTGATTCATATGGATAAGGGTGGCGCTCGCCGCTCTAGTTCACCTACCCGACGCGCTAACGAACGGGATAGCTACGGCAGTGAGAGCAAACATGCTCCCACCGACCGAACCGGTAGCGGATATAGCTAATAACGCTAACCGCCTTCGGCCACGAACAAACGACACGCATGCCATTTCTCCTCTGTGGTCCCCGGTGAAAGCCGGGGGCTCCAGTCCGCCCTATGCGCGACTGCGATATGCGCAGTGGGCAGAGCGTTCAGAAAAGAAGCGACGAGCGCCGAGGTGGTAGATCGCCTAGGGAATGTCGCAAGTGAGCCGGATCAATCGGTTGCACTGTCTCACCGTCCCCGGCGCCCTAAAGCGGGGCTTGGCGTTGCGGGGGAAGTGTCTCACCCTTCAAACGCAGAAAAGGCCCCCACGCCGAAGCGCAGGGGCCATTGCTGTTGAGATCACATTTAGTGATTTCAAGCCGCCGTCACTTCCACAGCTTCCACCAGGGCCGGGCCGTCACCGTTTCCCGGTGAGCATCCACGATAGCCACGGCTGCAGCTCTACGGCCATCGCACACGGTCAGCGCGGCCTCTTGGCGTAGGGCTAGCGCACCAAGATCGCCAACGGTCTCCAGCGGCCCCACGTCGGCCCTAGGGCAGGCTTCCCGCAGGATCGGCGGGACGTTGATCGTTAGGGGCTTGGGGCTCCCCGCGCATGACGCCAAGAGACCCGCGCAAAGTATCACGGAAAGCGGGGTCAAGGCGCGCATCGGCCCCCGGTGCTGACTGGATGACATCGACTTGCCTTTCCGCTTCTTGACGCACCACGACTTCCGTTCGCAGGGTGCGCTCAACAATGCCCGTGGTCTGTTCGGCGAGGGCTTGGCCCTGTTCGGCCACGACGGCGCGGGCTTTGGCATCCTTGGCCGCACGCTGCTGAAACCAGCCGACGGCCAGCAGCAGGGCCAGCGCGAGGGTAGCAACGGCGGCGATGATGGCGCGGGCGTTCATCCCCAGCCCCCCGCTGTTAGCGCCGCGAGGTAGTGCCCCGCCTCCGCAGCGATCTCGCGGGCTTTATCGGTGCCGTTGATGATCCGCCGAGCGTTCACGAAGTCGGCCCTTTCGGCGGTGATGAAATCCGCAAGCTTTCGTCCGGTGAACCAGCCTTCGGCCATGCCGCGCACCATGATCGCGGCGGCGATGTCGGGGCGCATGGCAAGGTCAGGGTTGCCGACGAGCGGATAACCCAGCGCGTCGCCCGCCTTGGCGTAGTTGGCCTTCCAGGTCAGTTGCACATAACCCCGACCGCAGTAGCGCACGCCGTCGCCGGGGATCGTGTTGCCCATCTTTCGCGCGCGCACCGGATCGCGTCCACTGACGTCATACATGCGGGTAAAGTAGGACGGCCCGCCCCATTCCTTAATCGGCTGCATCGTCCCGCCGGTTTCCCGGTCTGCCGTGGCCAGCGCGTAGGCGGTCCACTTGGGACCCCATCCCGCCGCGCCGCACGCCGCCAGGATCGCGTTGACGCCATCGACCTCGGATTGGTCAAGAGAGGAGCCGAGAAGGTTCGCGGCCTTGACGGAGGCGAAAAACGCCGCGCCGTTGCCCAGCTTGGTCATTGGCTGTCCTTTGATGGTGAGGTATAAAAAGGGGCTGTGGCGCGGGTTCGCGGGCGGCTTTGTTCGCGGGCGTCACCATGCGCTTTAGGCCGGTGGAAATCCGGCGCGGGCTGAAGCGCCACATGCTTAAGGCGGCGGCTTTGTTCGGGGGCGTTCGGACGGGTCGCCGCCTACTTCCTTTGCGGATCAACCGCCCGCCTCATCGCCCACCGCGCCAGAACGACAGCGCCCGCGACAACAGAGCCGACGCCCAGCGCAAAGCCGACCGCGAACGCCAGCAGAGCCACGCGACACCCACCCCGATCAGGACGCCCTCAACGACAAGGATCACCTCCCGCCTGCCGAAGGTTTCAGGGTTGTCTAAGGCTTGGCG